ATAAAATTACAAACCTTACTACACCTACAGCAGCAGCAGACGCTGCAAATAAATCTTATGTTGATACTGCAGATACTTCATTACAAGCAAGCATAGATAGTTTGACGCAAGGTACAGCATCACAAACAGTAAACATAGATGTTAAGGTAGCTGATGATGGTAGCGGTAGTCAAAATGTTTTTTACTTTTTATCAGGTACAGATACTGGTGCAGGTACAAGATCTTCGCATTTTTTATTCAAGATAGGTTTTAAATATTATTTTAATCAATCAGATAGTTCTAACACAAATCACCCTTTCAGATTTTCTGCTACTAAAGATGGAACACATGGTTCAGGTTCTGAATTTACTACTAATGTAACTACTAACGGAACACCTGGCACTACAGGTGCATATACACAAATAGAAGTAACACCAGAAACTTTAGGAATAGAAGGCGCTACTAAAACTTTGTACTACTATTGTTCAAGTCATACAGCTATGGGTGGTGCAGGAGAAATAAGTTTAGGTGGCGGCGGTGGTGGTTCTGTATCTTTAAATTCTAGTAACCTATTCTTCGCATTAAACGGTTAGTGGTAATTATGATGTGTTATAGTAATAATATAAGATTGGAGAAATAGATGGCAAGTGGTATACTAGGACAGAAAGCAATTACATCTGCCTCAACAGGTTCAGATAAAGTTGTTTATACATGTCCTGCAGGTACATTAGCAGTAGTTAATGTAAACATTGCAAGTGTCTCATCTAGCTCTCAAACATTCGATTTAGCTGTTCCTGATGAAACAGATGGTTCATTTGACGCTGTAGATACAGTTGAAGATGACGCAACTTTAGCTAGTAAATCTATTGTTGAAAGAACTAACATTGTTCTTAACGCAGGTAGAAGCATAGTAGTTACAAGTTCTGACGCAACAGGTGTCGTTGTCAATGTTTGGGGAATTGAAGAAACAGTATAGATTTAAGGATACAAAATGAGATATTCCGAAAAGGATCTTAACGTACAACAAATTAAATCTATACAACGTATTACAGGCAGCGCTAATGTTCCTGATACAGGTGCAGGTGGCGGTGGTTCACACAGTACCAGGTCTACTGACGTAACTATATCAGCAGTAGATACAAATAAAACATTTTTAATTGTTGAAAGTTATATGGTTGGTGGATATTGGTACCAATGGGGTACTGGTGGTAATGACACACAAATGCGTTTTGACGCAGGTACTAATTCAGCTACCCTAACAAACTCTACAACTGTTCGTGTATATTACGGACAAAGTCATAATTACAATCAACCAACAGCAAGTTGGTCTATACAAATAGTGGAGTATGTATAATGGTTAGAAGTGAAAGCACACCTGCTTCAGGAATTAAAACAATACAAAGAGGTCAACAATTAATTGCACCTAGTACAAATCAAGGTAGCTATATTGTTAATATTACAATTACTGAAGTTGATCTAAACAACGCAGTATTATATTGTAATGCTAGTTGGGATACTGCAGGTGGAATACACTCATGGCAAAGCACACATTATTTTTTGAGTACCTTTTCAAAACCTGAAGTACAATTAACTTCATCTACTAATATAGAGGTTGATATGTTTCAAGGATATTCAAATGGACCTGGCGGTAATGGACGTGATCCTTATGTATCATGGCAAGTAGTGGAGTATTATTAATGAGAACAGTACACAATGTATCAGTTTTAAAAAATATACAACATAAATCGCATGGCAGTTCAAATGGTAATGCTAATGTAACTATTACAGAAGTTGATTTAGATAAAACTATTTTATTTCATAGTTCTAAACATGCACATGGTATGCTTAATGCCAATAACTCTGCACATCTATCTACTACTACAAATATTGCTCTTAAAAGTGAAGGTACATACAGTAACCAAAATAGCGGTAACTCTTATCAAGAAGTAGTGGAGTATAACTAATGGCTAGAAATGTAATTACACCTGGTCAAGGTAAAACAATTAAATCAATACAGAGACTTGATAGAGTAACAAGTCCATATACTATTGAAAAAGTAGATCCCGATAAAACTATCGTGTTAAACTATTTTAAAGGTGGGAATGATGGTCAAGGTTCTGCTTGGTATTTAAGCGACAGTACTACATTAACAAAATTAGTAGGACAGAATTTTACTGGAGAGATAATAGAATTTTGGTAAGAAGGGATAGTAAGATATGAAAAATTTTATAGAGCTGTCTACAGCAAACATAGTTGTTGGATATAAAACAGTTAAAGACAATATAATAAACACTAACGAAGATGGTACTGTAAATTTATTTAGTGACTTAGATAATCATTTTGAAGCAGCTGAAAACGTTACTGTTGAAGTTATGGGTAATAAATATAATCCCGATGATGAATCATATACAGGACCAGGAGTAGATAGCGAGGGTAATCCACGTTGGTTTAATGTTGCAGATGGAACTTTATGGCAAAATACCTACGAGGAAGATGGTAGAGTTTCAATTCCCGAACAAGTTACGGAATAGACTTCCTACACCTAAATAATCTAAATTAGCTTTTAACATTTTTTGATCATAAAAATGTGAGTAACTGTATTTAACTCTTGGATCGTATATATTTAATACTCTATTTTTAAAATTATTAGATGTACTATTTGTAAAATGATCTATAGCTAAACTGTTAGCTGTATTCCAAAAGGCAGTATCAATATTTTTATTAGCTAAATAGTGCATAAGAATTGTATCTATTGCTTCATCAATATAATCTCTCAATGCTTGTGGTTCAAAACTTCTTGGGTTGTTCCACAAATGATAAGCAGAGTTAATAGTTATATTAATACCAGTTAAACTTGTGCCTTCAAAAGGTTCAACAAAAAAGTTTTTATTACCAATGTATACTTTGTTATTTTTATATGGAAACTTTTTGTAATAATTTTTAAAAGGTATTGTTTGATGTTTATTTATAGGAAACATTTTTTCTAAATCTTCTAGTATTTCATCTTCTGTATTTATATTTGAGTTATACATGTGTGTAACAAATAAATATCTTTTGCTTGGTATCATTGAGATATAACCATGTTGCATTGCTTTTATTTTTGTGTACATAAATGGTGGATATTCGTGTGGTATTTTAATTCCTAATGCAGTATTAACTGGTATATTTTTTATAATATTATAACTATCGTCTATAACAGGCACGCCGCTTCCATCGATAATAAAATCTGCACTATCAGTAATGAAGTCATCTGTCTCTGTATATTTAATATTGTTAATTGATTTTAAATACGCAATGAAATCTTTAGAATTAAATTGTAAACTGGCGTTGCTTAATTTATACGATTGAAAATAATCTTTACCATTAAAATTTTCTTTCATAATTCCTAGTTTTAAATTAGCATTAAATTTTTCTATGTCTAAATAATTAACGTTATCTAATTGGAAGGGAGTATCTAATGCAGAACTAATACCTACGTCCCAATGCTTACTATCAGGTTTTATGAGACATTCTATTTCCCAATCAGTATGTAGTTTAAAATAATTAATAGCTAGCATACTTGCTATACCATCGCCTAACACTACTAATTTCTTCATATCAAAATTATACCTGCTATAGTTAATTATATGTCAATATTATTAATGTTAAAAGAAGGTGGATCTTTAGGTATAGACACTATAGGAAATAAACCTATTGATGAAGATATAGATTTATTACCAGATAGTGGTGGTGGCGCAGGATTTTCTACATTTGATTTATTATTTTATGCAGGTTCCTCCTTTATTATAGATGATACAGTTAGCGGTCCTAGTACAACAAACTTTGTAGAACAAAAAGTCAAACATTTCTATTGTTTGAACGCATTATAGGTATACTTTAATTATGGTGGATATATTGTTTACATCTGATTATGATGAGTTTTTAGATATGGAAGATATTAAACCTCAACCTGCTAAAAATTTTGTTCCAAAATGGTACAAAGATATGCCTGTAGATATGCCTGAAAATCACTCATGGTTTGTTAGCAAGATAGTTCCTAATTGGAGAACTACCAAAGTGTGTCCTTCATTTGCAAATATATTTCACGAAAATACTTATGTTATAGTAGCACCTTGCGACATTCATTTATTTAATATGAATGGTAAATGGCAAGGAATAACAGCTAATCCTAACGTAGGTTTGAATCATCACAAAGATGATCAATTTGTAAATCATATACCAGGTAAACCTATCAAAGCTGTATTTAGATTAGCTACTAGATTTCATTGCATGTTACCAAAAGGATACGCATTAAGATATATACCTTTAAATCTACATTTCAATACTGATTGGTTTGCAACTTACGGTGTCATAGAACAAGACAAAATGACACAACTTAATACACAAATATTAATCACAACTGAAAAAGAAGAATTGTTAATTAAAAAAGGCGAGCCGATTTGTTACATAGTTCCTTACAAAAAAGAAAAATATAAATACAAGTTTAAATATATGGACGCTAAATTAAAAAAATTTATTAAAAAAATAGATTTAGTAACTATTAGTAGATTTAAAGGGGGGTACAGTAAAAGTGAAAATTACGATTATACCCAAGAGTAAGGAGTATGAAGATTTATTAAGGTTGTATCCACCAGTAAAAGCTAAAGAGATATTACCTGATTGGTGGAAAAATTTAAAACCAGGTAGTTATAGAGAAAGTTGGAAAGACTCACATCTCAATATCCCTTCAGGAGATGAATTTATTACAGCTAAAAAATGTCCTGCAATACAAGATTATTTTGGCGAGGGTATTGTATTACCTTTATGGGGTAAACTTTATATAGGCACAGAAAAAGTAGATGGTAAAGATTTTACCTATGCCGCTTTTACTTCTGACACTTATCATCAAGAAAAATTATTAGGCGCACATACTGAACACCAAGTAGGAGATATGCCTATAGGTAAGACACCACAAGGAACTATATTAAAACTAGGTATGCCATATAAAATATTAGTCCCTGATGGTTATAGTGTTATGTATCAAGATCCATTTTACAACTTCAGAAATGATATAAGAATGCTTACTGGAGTAGTTGAAGCAGACAAATGGGGCTATGTTGCATTCCCTTTTTCTATTGAAAATTATAATTGTACAATAGAAGCAGGTACACCATTAGTTTATGTACACGTATTTAAAAAAGAAGATATTAAATTAAAAGTACGCAAAGGTACAAAAAAAGAATACGATGAAAATTATTTAGAAAAGTCAAATTTTGTAATTAATGAAAACTTTATAACAGGTTATAAAAAACAACCTAAATTTTATAAACAACATAAAATATAGATACCTCAATTAAGAGCATGTTATAATGTCTTTTATGGATTATTTAATAGGATTTTTATTAGGTTATTTTTTAAAAGAAACTCTACAACTTATTAAAAGAGTAAGTCAATATGACTTAAATAATCGTATGTATGACGAGGAATGGGATTTTCTATCCCACGATGACCTACCATAAACATGAGTACTAACGGTAACGGCTTTACTCAAAAGGAATTATTAACTATGGTCATTGAAAGACTTGACAAACTAGAAGAAAAACTAGATAACAAATTGGACAAAACAGAATTTTATAAAGTACTAGGATTAGTTGCTACTGTTGTATTGATCGTTGGTAGCTTATCTATGCAATGAAGGGTTACAAATTGTATTGGAATATATCTAAACGTATGATAGCTGTCTTTATAGCACAAGCATTAAGTGTTATAGGTGCAGGTAGTCTTGTAGGTATAGACGTATTTAGTTCTGCACTACTAGCAGGATTACTTGGAGTAGCTAACGTACTAGAAATCTTAGCAAGAAAATATCTTAATGATGGACAACTTACAATGGAGGAAGTCAACCAGGCATTCGGTATTCTCGATAGTAAAACACATAATGATATGAACGGGAGAGGAATAGATCATGGGTAGTGACGGTTGTTGCGGTGGTGGTTGTTGCGGAACTAAGTAAGTTCCGTGTTATATAAATTTAATAGTCTAGTACGGATATGTATCGTACTTTTTCTTATAGTTCCTATTCCTGTATTTGCAGAAGAAGTACCTAATGAAGTTACTATCAATGAAGCATTTGAAGATAGTACATACGAAACAGGTTTAACTATTAGCGGAGGTAGTACTGCTGCGTATATTTACTGTAATGAACAAGGTAGGTATGGAACTACAGGTTGTTCACTAGCTTTACAAAGTGGTACTTATCTATTTGAATTTGCAGAAGATGTATATGAAGTAGGATTTCTAGTTGGTGCAGTAAATAATACTTATGATGTAAAGTATTACTACTCTGATGAAACAGATGAAACTATAAACAAAGCAGCGCAATCTTGGGGAGAAGACGGCAATGCTATGTATGATGATTTTTACAAATCATTTACTGATTACAACAATGATGAAGCCAACACAGATAAATTTATTACAAAGTTTGAAGTTATATTAACTGATATATCTGTATTAGATACACTTTACTGGCAGTATGTAGAAATACCTGTTACTACAACATCTAGTACAACATCTACTACTACAACATCTACTACTACAACTACCACAACTACAACTGTACCTCCTCCACCTCCTCCTCCACCACCTCCACCACCACCTACACCTGAAGAAATTATTGTAGATGTAAAAGTAGAAGGTGTTGACAAGACCTATACACAAGCAGACGTTAATGATGGAACTATAGAGAGAGATCAGGAACGTATAGATAATGAAAATGAGTACGGTTGTTTTATGACTAACGCACAGATAGAGCGCGGGGATTGTGATATTCCTAAACCCGTAGAAGAAGTAAAAGATGATGACATCGTAGAAGAAGATATTATAATTGTAGAAGATGAACCAAAAGATACCGAAAAAGAACTTCTCGACAATGATGTTGTGGTACCTGATGTGGTCATTCAAGATGAAGATAAAGAACTTACAGATGAAGAAGTTATTAAAAAGGATATACAAGAAGCTATTGATACCATTGAAGAAACTATTGTCATTGAAGAAATAGTCATTGACATTCCAGAAGATATTGTAATAATTATAGAGGAAGGAATAGATGAAGATATTATACCGATTGATAAAGAACAAGATATTGTCGAGCAAGACGTTCCACCGATTGTGGAAGACACTATTCCTAAAGAGTTGGTTGAAGTACCAGTTCAAACAGAAGATGTAAAAGAACTTACAGAAGAAGAAATACAAGAGGAGATTTCACAAATAGAAGACATTGTGAATATACCTGTTGTAGAAGAAGATGTTGAGAGTTTAACAGAGGAGGAATATGAAGAAGCAAAAGAAGAAGCAATACAAGAGTATGTACAAGACCTTACCGAAGAAGAAGTTGTTGAAGTCCTTGACGAAGTAAACGATGTTGGAGTACAAAACCTTGACCAAGCTACGCAGGAAGTACAAGATGTTGTGCAAGCTGTTGTTGAGGAAGCTATTGCTGATGTACAAGAATTAACAGAACAACAAGTAGAGACTGTTGCAGAAGTTTTAAATTTAGATAAAGCAGAAGACGTTGCTATTGTCGCAGAAGCAGTTAAGAATGATGAAGCAGTAGCAGAAGCAGTAGAAGTATACGTTGCTAAAGCTGTAGAAAATAAAGATGTAGAAGACTATACACTTGCCGATGTAGTTACAGAAGTACAGACAGAACAATTCTTAGCAGATCCTATAGGTTCTTTTATAGATATACAAGTACAAGACATAGACCTTACTTCTTTAGGTAATGATATGACTGATGACCAAAAAGAAAAAGCACAAGAAGTTGTGGTACCAGTTATCATAGCTTCGCAAATTATAGCTAGTGTCTCGGTAGTACCAGTTAGAATAAGAAGAACATGAAATACATTAAGAAATTTATCAATTGGTTAGGAGAGATCCTTAAAGAAACATTAGCACAAACCTTTACATTACTTGGTTTTTTTATAGCATGGCTAACCCTTACTGGTACAGCTAAGGACATAGTTGGTATTGCTATACTTATATCATTAGGTTTATGGTTACTAACAATAGGTTTACGTAAAGATAAACCAGAAGCAATAAACAAAAAGAAAGTGAGCAGGTAATGCCTTACAGCAAAACAGGGAAGAAAAAAAGATATACTTCCAAGCGTAAGAAAAAAATGACTAAGTAATAGTCTAAAGGATAGAATATGGCAATAGAGTACAGAGGAGAAAAGTTCTCTGGTTACAACAAACCTAAACGTACACCTAAAGCTAGTAAGTCACACGCTGTACTAGCTAAAGAGAACGGTAAGGTTAAGTTAATCAGGTTCGGACAACAAGGCGTTTCAGGGGCGGGCAAAAAAACTGACGCTAAGTCTAAAGCAAGACGTAAGTCTTTTAAAGCCCGACATGCGAAGAACATAAAGAAAGGCAAAATGTCTGCAGCTTATTGGGCAGATAAGGTAAAGTGGTAACATGGCAAAAAAAAGTAAACCCGTATGGGACAAACCAAGACCTAGTGGATTAGGTAAAAGCAAGAAGCTAACACCTGCACAGAAGTCTAAAGCTAAAGCAAGAGCTAAAGCTAATGGTCGTAAGTACCCTAATATGGTGGATAATATGTGGGCAGCAAACAGATAATATATTTTGAAAGTATCTTGTCCTAAATGCGGACAACCACTTGAAGTACAGGTAAAACCTTATAAATTATACTGTACAAACCCTGATTGTTTAGACTATACTAAGATAAACAGGGAGACTGAATGAAGATACAAGTTGTAAGAACACAGTTTGGCATTGACGCTACCAATGGAATGATGTTCATTGACGGTAAGTTTGAATGCTACACACTAGAAGACCAGTACCAAGCAGTAAAAGTAATGCACGAAACCTGCATACCAGAAGGTACATATCAAATTAAATTCAGAAAAGTTGGCGGATTTCACACTAAGTACAGCGCAAGATATAAGAATGCACACTACGGTATGCTTGAATTACAAGATGTACCTAACTTTAAATACATATTAATTCATTCTGGCAACACCGATGAGCATACTTCGGGTTGTATATTGACAGGAAATACTCAACAAGATCTTGACTTAGGTAAAGACGGTATGATTGGACAGTCACGTAATGCTTATGAACGTATGTATAGAAAAGTATCTGCAGTATTACTACAAGGTAAACCAGTCACATTAGAGGTTAGCAAGATAAATCTCGATGGTTCAAGCGAACCACAACAAAGTTCCGATAGTAAAATGTTACATGCTATTCACGAAAAAGTGACACGCATTGACAGTAAGCTAAGAGGAAAACCTATTATATAGATTGGAGTAATATGAGTGACGAACTAAAGCAACTTGTTGAAAAAGTTGTATGGACATTCATCGAAGCATTCGGTTCTGCTTTGTTGGTTG